CGCGCCTCGGGCAGCAACCGGGGGTCGGCGAGGTCGAAGACCATCTCGTGCAGCCACTGGTGGCCGCTTTCATGCAAGAAGGTCGAGAGGTTGGCACTGGCGGCGAGCACGATCTGACGGAAGCCGTCCTCGTAGATCCGGAACATGCCGCGCGCCCGGCCGCCGTCGGGCTGGTAAAAGACGCTTCCATGCGCCTTGATCACATCCTCGCGTGAGAGTATTTTTCCCTTACGGCTCCGCTGACCAGAGGCTTCGTGCTGTTGGTGCCCTTGAGGCACCGGCCCTTCGGGATTAGACCGCAGGGTAATCAGGTTGGCGGGGTCGTTTCCGTCCCTCGAATAGATCGCTTCTCCCCGCTCAAGGGCGCGTCCGGCCATCCTCGCAACCCACTCGGCACCATCGGTGACGTCAGCCGTTCCGCTGCCCTTGCCATAGACGCTCAGCACCACATTCCGCCGGTCGCCCGCCTCATTTTGACTGTCGGCGAGAATAGGAACGATGATGGGACTGCCATCGTTTCCTACCGCATTAACGGCGACGACGAAGGATCCGTCGTTCTTTCCGGAAGAGAAAATCAGCAAGGGGTCGGAAATCAGGCGGGGAAGATCATTCCAAGTTTCCGCCGTAACCTCGGGGTGTTCACCCATGGCCTTGCGAATTTTCCCCGCGCGCATGATCAGACTGGCTTTCGGAAACCCCATGATCCGCAAAACGGGATAGGTCCGACCAAGGCGGACTTCGTGTCCCGGCGGGACCGTGCCCTTTCGCAGAGCCTCGATCCTGCCCGTCCAGGTTTCCGCATCCTTTTCAAATGCTTCCTGCTCCAGCGTCACCCCGCCACTCCGCTCGGCTGGCGCGGCCATCAACCGCAGCACATCCTCCTTGGTCGCCGTCTCGGGATTGATCCCGGCCGCCTCCAGCGCCGCCCGCAACTCGCGCACCGGCTGATCGAGCCGGGCGACCCGGTCGCGCTCCGCCTGGGTCTGGAGCGGATCGCCGGCCCATTCGCGGCCGATCGCCTGCATCAGGCTGTCATGGTCGGCATAGCCGTTGCCGGAGGCATCCTCCTTCATCCAGTTGTCGCGCAGCACCTCGTGCTCGCTGACGATGATCTGGTCGGCCGCGCCGATGCCGTTCTTGCGATAGAGCCCGGGAACCGCCTTGGGGGTGATTCCCATCGTGGCCAGTTCCTGGGCCAGTTCCGACCCGGGCCGCACCCCGCCGGCATTCTTGAAGATGTCGAGCACCGGCCAGCGCGAGGTCTTGACCTCGTTGCCCGAGCGGATCCGCTCCAACACCAGATCGAGATCATCGACCGGCAGATCCGGCTTCGGCCCGAGGATCTCCGGCCGCTCCTCCAGCCAGAGCTTTTCCGGGCTCACCCCCCGGTCGGCGGCACGGACGATCATCCGTTCGCGGACCAGCTCGGCCATGGTCCGGACCTGGCTCTCGGTGTAGCGCCCGGTCTTGACCAGATCCGCCGTCACCTGATCGACGATGATCTGGCCCGGCGCCGCGCCTTCATATTGCTGGGACAGCGCCTCCATCAGATCGGTCGCCTCCTGCTGGCGGGCCGGATCCTGTTCGTAGGCCTCGGCCTCGCCCAGGGTCATGTCGGAGGGCGCGCGGCGGGTGGCGCGCACGATCTTCTGCCGCAACTCCGGCGTCAGTCTGGCGGTGGTCTGGAGATAGGCGGCCGGATCGACCAGCACGTCGCCACCGGCCGCCAGCGCCTCGGGCAACTGGTCGGCGATTCCCAACCCCTCCAGCGCGGCATCGTCAAGCGTGCCGTCCTGATACAGCGCGTCGAGTTGATCGGCGGGGAGGTGCAGCCGGCCCTCGCCCGCGATCTGGCGCACCAACTCGGCGAAGCGGTCGGGCGCGCGCTGGGCGAGCTTCGATTCGGCCGTCGCCTCGACCGCGTCGGACAGGGCCGCGGCGGTGTCGCGGGCCTGATCGACCTGGGCGCGGTCCTGCACGAAGGGGTGTGCCATTGCCGCCAGATTACCGCCGACGGCGGCGCCCACGATGCCCGCCCGGGCAATTCGCTCGGCCGCCTGCCCCCAGGTCATATCCTCGCCGATCACCCCCCGGTCATAGGCGGCTTGCAGGATTTCGGTGAACGCCTCCTGAATCCCTTCGGCCACCGCCGACTTGCCGATCCGGGCAAGGATGTTTTTCGCTCCCCCCTCCAATAGCGTGCTCATCGGGATGGTCTCGGGGATCGCCTCGGCCATGCCGTAGAAGATCGCATCCATCAGGGCCTGGTTACTGGACCGCCCCTTGTCGGTGCTCTCGCCGAAGCGGTCGCCAAGCACCTCGCTGCCGATTATCCCGGCGCCAACCCCAGGACTGCGGGTGAGCATGCCGGCGGCAATGGCTGGCAGCATGTTTCCGGTGCCGCTGATCACGTCATAGGCCAGCCCCTTGATTGACCAAGGATCGACATTGGGCTGAAGCGCCTTCAGGGCCGCTTGGGCTTCGGCATGTATCCGTTGACCAGCGGCGAACACCGGGTCGCGCTGCATCTCGGCGGCGATCGCCATCTCGGGCGACAGGCTGGGATCGGTCTCGACCGCCTTCAACGCCTTCAACTGCGCGCCCAGTACCGAAGCGTCGTTGCGGCCAAACATCTCCAGCACGCCGCCGGCCGCCGATTTCCATTGCTCCGGGACCGAAGCGGCGGCATTGCCGATCACCTTGCCCCAGGACGATTCGAGCCGGGCGAGCGGGGCGAGGTCATCCTTGGCCAGCGCTGCATTGGTCGGGTCGGAGGCGAAGGCGCGCACCGCCTCGGGGGCCGACCAGAACCGGTCGGCGATGTCCCGGGCCTCGAACTCGGAGAGGTCGGCGGACACCACCCCGATCGGCAGCCCGGACTTGCGGGCGAGCCCATCAGCCCGAGCCGTGGTCTCGGGCGAGGCGGCGGCGGCATCGCGAGCCGACCCGGCAAGGCGTCCTCGCAGTTCGGCGCGCAATGCCTCGTCGGCGGCGTCCGGGTCGAAGGTCGGCGCGGGCGCGGCAGTGCCGGCGGCGAAGGCCCGGTCGGCCATCGTCGGGTCGAAATCAGACATGGGAAAGCCTCACGGAGCAGGCGGCATGCGGAAGGAGAGCGAGGGCGACCCACCCGCATCGAACGGAACTGGGGCGGACGGCGCGGCGGGCGTGGGAGTGGCGCGCGCCCCGCCGCTGGTGCCTGCGCCGTAAGCCTTCATCAGATTTTCGTAGGTCACAGGGATGTCGCGCTGCTTCAGGTAGCCCACCACCTGCGGCAAGGTCCCGACCGGAATGCCGGTGGCCTGGGCGAGGCCGGGAAGCGCCTTCGAGCCCGCGTCCACCACGAAGGTTGCTGCGGTCCCGGCATTGACGGCATCGATCCGGCGGCCGGGGGAGAACCACGCCTTTTCTTGCAGCCCCAGGCTCCGACCGAACCGGTAGACCTCGTCCGAGGTCGGGGCCTTCTTGTTCTCGTCGTAGTAGGCGTCCGTCCAGGATCGGATCGCCGCCTTGGCGCGGGCCTGACGGTTGAAACCGTTGCTGGCGTCATCCGGGTTGCTCTCGGCCGCCTTCTTATCTTTCGAGGTGAAGGGGAAAAGCTCTCCGGCGATCCTGTCGCCCAGGGCGTAGGATGGCTGCCGGAGTGCAGCGCGGCTTTCTGCGGTCGCCATCTTCCGCTGTTGCTCCATCCAGTAGGTCATCCGGTCATGCTGGCCGAGATACTGGGTGAGATCGGTCTTGTCGGGATCGGCGAACGCAGCCGGGTCACGGATGGCAAGTTCATGCAACCGGCTTTCGATCACCGCGTTGAAGGGTGCGGCGCCGCCCTTCGCGTAGGACGTTCGCATCCGCCTCATGAACTCGTCGCCGGCCTCCACCTGCTGATCGGGCGAGATGGAGGCCGGGTCCGTCCCCTGGAGCACCTGCTTGTAGATCGTGTCGCGCGTCGTGCGCGCCTTCTCGTCTTTGATCTTGCGCTGCACTTCGAACTCGTGCTCGACCCGCTCCATCGCCCTTTCGCGCACCCAAGGGTCTTTGATCTCGGGGTTGGTGCGAATCCGCTCCAACTGCTGCTCCAGGGTGGGTTGTCCGCCCGACACCCCACCACCGGCCCCGCCGATCATGCCATCGGCCCATGCCTTCAACTGGCCGACCGTCTGCGCCTTGGCGAACACCGCGCGGTTGGCGTCGCGGGCTTCCTGGCTGACTGCCAGCGTCACCGGGGTATCGTCGCTTTCGGTCAGAGCCCGCGCCGCGCCCGCGCCGCCGAGGAAGTGGGCGAGGTAGAGGTTTCGTGGGGTGGCCTCGACGCCGGACGCCTGCAAGGTGGCCGCGTTCTTCTCCCGTAGCGCGCCGACCATCCTGGTGGCGAAGGTCTTGTCCTGGCGCAAGGCGAGGATTTCCGCCTCGCTCTTGCCCTGTGCCACCTCGGGGGCCGCTGCCCGCACCGTGTCGAGCCACGTGCCGTTGGTGAACTGCCCATAGCCAGAAGCCGTGGAGCTGCGAGGCTGGCCGGGCCGCTCGATGCCCTCGGCGGCGACAATGCGCTGATCGAGGCTGGGGGCATCACCGCTGCCCCCCGGCTGCGCCTCGGGCACCGCCGCCCGCGCCGCCGCAACAATCTGATCGACCTGGAGCAGCTTGGTCTTCTGCTGGACCGCCGCCTCCATCTTGGTCAGCTGCTCGGGCAGCAGCAGGGTCTTGTTGTCGTCGAACAGCTTCTGGGCGTAGAGCGGGTCGGCATCCAGGGCGCGGGCGATCGCGGCGGAATGGAAGTCGGAGGCATACTGCCGCAGCTTCAGCCGGGTCTGGTCTGGAGCCCAGCCATTCCTGGTCCCCTGGTCAATGATTTCCCGTCCGCCGGTCTTGTAATAGGCGTCTCGGTCCGCATCGAGATTGAAGCGCAACGCGCCATCCAGGATGGCCGATGACACCCGGGCGTCGCTGGCGTCGTCCATCATCTTGGTGCGCTGGACCGCCGTGTGGCGCGCCGCCGTGTCGAGTTCGGAGGTGCGGCGGTGCTCGGCGCTGATCATGAACGCCCGTCTCTGGTCATCATTCCCCAGACGATCGGCCAGTTGCTTGATCACCCCGTCGAGATCCGGCCCAACCTGGCCGTACCCATCGACGGCCGCTTGACCCTTGGACCCATAGAAGCCGCCGCTGCCATCCTTGCCGTACATCCGTTCCCGGATTGCGTCGGACAGGGCCGTATCGGCTTGGCGGACCGCCGTCATATCGTCCTTCGCCTTCTCGGCCTGGGCGATCCTGGACACGGAATCGGCGAGTTGTCCGAACCCCTGGGCAAGCTGCTCGCCGCCCTGCATCCCTCCGCCAAACGCAGCGGCGGGCGGGGTGAAGTTGGAGGCCGGCATCGGCGCGGCGGTCGGCGTGACCTGGGGGGCAAACAGACGAGCGGCCATGTCAGCGCCCTCCGAAGGCGAATTTCGACGGCTTCAAGATCAGTCTCCAAAAAAGCTGCTGTTGCCGATCCGAAGCGGCGATCGCGTCCGGTACTGTCGCAAGGTGCTGGTGGTGAGGGCGTCACTCGCCGAAGTGGTGGATCCGGCGGGTGCCGCGCTGGCGCCCAACCCCGAGCCCGCAAGCGAACTGCCGATCTTGCCAAGGCCGCTGACCGCGCCGCCGATCTGGGCCCAGGTGGTGTCCACGTTGTCGGCGGCGGTGCTGTACCAACTCGCCTGACTGTCGTAATTGGCCTTTTGTTGCCAATATTGGTTGGCCTGGGATTGGTAATTGTTGCGGACGTTGAGCGCGTCCGTCTCCCCCACCGCCGCTTGGGTGGCGAAGCCCTCGACCAGGGTGTCGCTGCCGACATCCAGGCCCGACGCGCCAGCCTCGGCGCGCATCTGCCCCAACTGTTGGCTGTTGATCACCCGTTGCCGCTGCTCGGCGGAGCGGCCGGCATCCTCGACCGCCTTGGCGTTGGCCTCCATGAAGTTGGCGTTGGCGCGGGCCTGATCGGCCTGCCAGCGGTATTGCTTGCGCTGGGCGTCGGCCTGCTGCTCGGTCTGGATCGCGTTGACGACGGTCCCGGCGGCGGCGGCGACGGCGGCGATGATCCCGCCAACGGCGGCGACGGATCCCATGGGTCAGCCCTCCTTCAAATCGATGGTGTACATCTCGCCGTCCGGTCGGCCGCCCAGATGGCGAATCAGCGCCCCCTGCCGATCCGCCACCCCGACCGTGCCGACGCGCAGATGGGCGCGGGCCACGCCCCGGGCGCGCAGCCCGTCGAGCGCGGCGCGGTACAGCCGCAACCCGGCCGCTCCCCGCCACCCCGGGCGGAGATAGACCATGCCCCGAGTGGCGGTCAGGTCGCGGCCGTTGATGGATGGGGAGAGCAGAAACGTGATGTAGCCGACCAGATGCCGGCCGGCCCACGCCCCGGTGATCTGGAGCAGCCCGGCGGCGGCAACCTGATCGAGCAGGGGCAGGTTGGGGGCGTAGGTCTCGCCCGGATAAGCCGGCCCGACCTCGCGGAAATGCCGGGCACCGAGCTCGATCGCGCCGCCTTCGAGCGCCTCGGTCCAGCTCGTGTCGCGGATCTCGACCGGGCGGGACAGGCCGGCGATCTCCTCGGCCAGCGCCTTGATCTGCGGCAGGCGGCTGTCGCATTCCCGCGCCCTGGCCGGCATGTCGATCTGGATGTTCCGGCCGGCCAACGCCGCCCGCCGCTCCGCGTCCCACGGCAGGTCGAGGCAATGCTCCCAGACCGCCCGGCAGGCCTCCTCCCGGGCGAGATCGGCATAATCGACCGTCAGCGTCCCCGGCATGGTGGCGATCCCATCCAGCATGGCGCGCTGTTGCTCCAGCAGCCCGGCCGGCATATTCCAGGCCGGGCCATGCGCCGCAAAGCTGGCGCGCACCTCGTCCACTGGCCGGTTGATCACCACGAACCGCGCCCTCGGGAACAGCCGCCGCACCAGCGGCGCGGCGATCAGCATCCCGGTCTCGGCGGTGCCGGTGCGGGGGATCGACAGCACCCGCTCCAGATCAGCCACCGAGCCGCAGCGCAGCAGCAGATCGTGGCAGCACACCCACGGCCCGGCCGACAGCAGCACCGACAGCCACTTGGTTCGGCTGCGGCCGATGCTCCAGACCACGAACGGCTCAGGCATGATCAATCCTCTCGAACGGCAGGAACGGCGCGCCGCCGATCTCGACCGGCGGGCCGAACGAAAAACCGAGCCAGCCGAGCCAGCGCACCGCGCCCCGGTAGCGGGCATCGGTGACGCCGCGCAGCACCGGGCAAAGCTGGTGCAGGTCGACGAGCTGGCGCCGGCTCTCGCGCAGGAAATCCTTGCGATATCGCTTGACCAGGGCGGTGGACAGCATCCAGGGTCGGCCGACCCCACCCAGCGCCGACAGCAGCACCAGCCCCCAGGCGGCGATCGGCGATCCGGACGGCGTTACCGCCACCCGGGCCCAGGTCGAGAGCCGCAGTGATTCGAGCAGCGCCTCTTCCGGGCCAGCCCCGAACGCGGCGCACTCGGCCCGATCTGCCTCGCGCATGCGGGGAGCCATCGCGCGGAGGAGATCCTCCGTCGCCGGGACGATCCGATAGCGCATCAGGTCTATCCGCCGATGACGATGTCGGGGCTGATGGCGAGGACGGTGAGCGGCACCGGGCCGTTGGGCTGGATCACGACGCGTCCGTGTCCGGTCCAGGTCGGGCTGAGGGTGAGCTCGACATCGCCGGTGAACAGATCGGGGGTGGCGCCATAGGAGCCGAGGGCCACCTTGGTGAGGGTGAGGTGGTCGAGATCGGGCCCGGCCTTGAACTCGCGCGAGGCCTCGACCCGGACGGTGAGGCGGGGGACCGACATGCGGCGGCCCTGGACGGTGCCGAGGCCCTGGACCTGGCCGAGATCGATATCGAGGGTCTCGATCCAGGTCTGGTCGTCATAGCGCAGCCCGGCGACGACGTGGCTGGCGGCGCGGGGCAGGGTGATGGTGCCGGCGGCGGAGACGGTCAGATCGTTGAGCACATTGCCGTCGGCCAGCACCCCGACCGTGGCCCCGGCGAGGTGGTCGAGCCCGGAGAGGGTGGTGATGGCGTCGCCGTCATAGACCAGATGGGCGTCAAGGAAGGCGGCGTCGGCGATGCCGGCGATGTGGCGGGTGGCGAGGCGCTCGACGAAGCGGCGGGTGGTGCCGCTGATCGTCCGCTTCACCACCGCGTACAGCTCGTGGCGGTCGTCGCCCTCGATCACCGCCACCCGCTCGAAGCGGCCGCTGGTGGTGTGGAGCGCCCAGGCGCCGACATCCTGCTCGCGGAAATAGGTCAGGCTGAGCAGGGCGCCATCGTCGCGCACCAGCCAGAAGGTGCTGTCCGGCACCTGGGCATAGGCCCAGGAAACGATGGCGTGGCCGTCGAGCAGGTGGCGGGCGAGGATCGAGCGGTCGGTGCCGACGAAGCCATCGACCGAATAATCATAGAACAGGTCGCGCACCGCGCTGCCCAGCCCCTGGAGATACAGGCAGGTGTTGCCGCTGCACAGCGGCGGCAGCCCGCCCGAGCCCCAATAGGATTGCGGCCGCACCGCGATGCCGTCGGAGGCGGCGCTGATCGCGCTTCCGGTGCTGCCGCCGTTGCAGACATTCTCGCTGCCGCTGGTGAGGATGATCAGATCCTGCACCGACAGCAGCCCCTTGATGGCGTTGATCTCGCCCGAGCCAAGCGAGACGGTGATGGAATCGTCGGACTTGGCAACCTGGGATTTGGAGAAATTCTCGAAGAAGCCGGTGCGGCTCATCCACAGGCCATGCGGCTTGTTGTTGGTGGCGGCGAAGCACAGGCGTTGCTGGTGGATCGCCACCACCGCCGGATAGTCCCCGGCGGCGGCGAAGGGGTTGGTCGCCTCGGGCGGCCCGTCCGAGACGTCCGGGGTGATGTTGGTGTCCTCGAACGTCGCCGTGTCGCCGTCGGCGAGGCCGATATAGCCGTACATGCCGTTGACGGCCTTGTAGACCCGGTAATAGGCGACATCGGTCAAGGCGGTGCCGGTCAACTTGACCTTGGTGCCGACCGGCCAGTCATCGGCGGTCGGCCCGGTGAGGGAGATCGCCTCGGAGGGGAGGCTTTCCTCGCCGGTGCTCTCGCTGATGACCGACACCTTGTAGGACAGCGTCTCGGTGTAACTGTGGGTGCTGCCGGACAGGGCCGCGCTCCAGCCAGACGAGGTGACGGTGGCATATCGGTTGATCGTCCAGGTTCCACTGGCGATCGTGCTGGTGCCGCTCAGCGCGGTGGTCGCCGTGCCGGTGGCGGCGCAAAGGTCGCTCGCCACGCTGGTGATGACCAGCTTGCCGCCGCCGCCCTTGAGGATCCGCCCGACATCGTCGGCGACAAAGACGGCGGCGGGACTGGTGGTGGTCGATGCCCCCCCCGTCGTCTCGTCATAGGTCGAGGTGGTGACGGTGGCCGACACGGTCACGGTCCCGATGGCGCCGGACGGGGTCAGGTCCGCCGCCGGGGTTCGCACCACCACCATGGTCTGGCCCGAGATGTTGGCCCCGGGCGCGGCGACGTCGGGGGCGAAGGTCAGGGTGGTGAAGGTCCAATTGGTCCAGGAGGCGCGTTCGAGCTTGGCGGGGGCGTGGCCGGGATGGGCGAGATACAGCACGTCGCCGGATTGGGCGTGGGAGAGCGCGGCGGCCTCGGCGGCGGTGTAGGGGGTGGCGAGGCTGACCACCGCGCCGGACGCGTCCTCGATCAGCCCGCCCTGGTACCAGATCCGCATGGTCTTCTCGCCGAACTCCAGCAGGCAGACCTGCGAGGTGTTGTTGAAGCGGAACGGGATCAGGGTGGGGGGGACGCTCTCGTCGGCGACCGGGCCGAGATATTCGAACCCGGCGCGGTTGGAGACGCCGCCGGTGCGGTGGACGATGAAGTTGCGGCACTTGCGCAGCCCGACCGCGTATTTGCCCAGGTCGGTGCGGGCATAGAGCGCGGGCGACAGCTCGCCCCCGGCGAATGAGGGCTGGAACAGGCGTTGGCTCGGCATTACCAGCGCCCTCCCTCGCAGCGCTCGGCCAACCAGCTCGCCATCGTTTCCGGCCGGGTCATCCCCTCATTGGCGTCGCAGGCGCGGGCGACAGTCAGCAGGGCGCGGTACTGGGCGGAGGCCATGTCCATCAGACCCTTGTTGGTGGTCAGCGGCATCGCCAGTTCGGCGGCGAGCTTCCACGACAGCGCTTCGAGGAACAGCGGGTCGCAGGCGGACAGATCGGTGACGCGGGCGGTGTAGCGCAACACCGCCGGAGACAGGTCGGTGTAGATCACCCGGCCGCCATTGCCGTCGCTGGCGACCTCGAATGGGACCGGCGGGGCTTGGACCCACGTGTTGAGCGGACTGACGATCTCGCGGGCGAACAGGCAGTTGACGGGATAGGCATAGGCGTAGGCCCAGGGCTCGATCGTGCTGCCGGTATCGGCCAGGGTGCGGCGCAGGGTGGCGAAGTTCCAGGGATGGTCGCGCAGGGTGGCGTCGCGCGAGGGCTCGAACAGCAGGTCGCAGAGGATGCTTTCCTTCGAGCCCTCGTCGAGCGCCGAGATCGTCGCCCCGCCCAGTCGCACCAAAGCGAGGTTGCACAGAGAGACGGGCGAGGCGGCCATGGTCAGGCGTCCTGATCGGGGTTGGCCTTGGCCGGCTTGGTGGGGGCGGCCTTGGCGGTGGCGGAAGCGGCGGGCGGGCCGATCGGCACCCAGGACCGGCCCGGGGGCTGGTCGCTGGTGAACTCGTCTCCGGCGCGGAGGAGGGAGCCGCCAACGAAAACGTCGGCGGCGGCTCGATAGCGCGGCATGGGTTAGCCCTCCGTCAGCTGTAGCTCACCGCGTCGGGATAGGCGACCCACCCGGCCACGTCGTGGGTCAGGAAGGCGGTGACCGCTCCGGCCGTGAAGGCGGCGGTGCCCGTCACCTGGAGGACGCCGAGATACCGCTCGTAGGTGCCGCGCGGCAGGGCGATGGCGCAGACCTGCTTGCCGGCGACGAGACTGGCCACCGGGATGGTATCGGTGACGATGTGGACGCTGGCGCTGCCATCGGTGGCGATCGCCGCCTGGGCGTCGGAGGCCAGCTTGAAGGTGGCGGTGGCGGCACCCCCCGAGGTCGCGGTGGTGCTGATCAGGATCACCAGCCACATTTCCTCGCCGTTACCGATGTCGAGGCCGTTCTTGGCGAGGTCGATCACATTGCCAACGAGGTAAGTGCCGGCCGCCCCGGTGTTGAGGGCGGTGGCGGCGGCGAATTGGTTGCGGGCATCAAGGATCATCGCGGAGCGCTCCTTACGACACGACGGCTTCGGTGGTGAGAATCTGGTCGCAGATGCGGACCGGGATGTCGTCGAAGGTCATCACCCGCTTGCCGGCGACCGATTCCCAGGTGAGGTTGCTGGCGATCTTTTCGGTGATGCCGAGGCGCAACTTTTCGCGGACGACGCGGTTGACATACCAGCAGGCCCGACCGCTGCCGAGCACCGGGATGCGCTCGCTGGCCTGGATCATCCAGGTGATGAGGTTCTTGGTGTTGGCGAGAGTGCCGAGGTCGGACACGTCGATATTGGCGACACGGGCGACGTAGCGCCAATCGCGCAAGCTCAAGCCGACATCCCAGCGGTAATGGGAGCGGTAGGCCTGCATCCGCCCGCCCAGCCCATCGGCGTTCTCAATGGTGACCTCGCCCATGTCCTTGGTCTTGAGCCCGGCCTGCGAGCCCTTGGGATAGATGCCGTGGCAGGTGTCCGGCCCCCACACCACCAGCCAGATCGAGGTATTGTCGGACCCGCTGCCGCCGGCATTGATGATCTGCTGCCCGTTCTCGGCCGACAGCGAATTGTAGCGCGGGGCCAGTCCGGTGAAGGTCTCGGGCCGGGTCTTTTCGTTGGCGTAGAACAGGGCGCTCGCCACCGCCTGGCTCATGCCCTCGATGTGGGCCTTGTCCTCGGACAGACGGAAGGCGGCGGTGTTGCCGTTGAGGTCGGCCAGCGCCTTGTCCACCTCGGCATAGTCTTCCAGCATGCCGCAGGAATCAGTGACCTGGACGCGGATGGATTTGCTCGGCTGCACCCCGCCATACAGGATGCGCCACGTCGGCGTCGGCAGGCCGGCGCGGATGGTGGTGCGGTGCCCGGTCGGCAGATTGCCCTCGATGAAGGTCATGTCGTCGAGGACCTGATTGGTCTGGTTGAGGATCTCGACCACCTGGGCGATCGCGCCATTGGGGTCGAGCGCCTTGGCCAGATCGGCCAGGGTCGGGTTGGTGGTGGCAAGGGTGGCCATCGGTTACTCCTTCGAAACCATGGTGGGGTAGAGGGCGGCGAGACGGTCGCCCGTCGCTCCGCCGCCGGAAGCGACGCGGCCGTCCTCGGCCATCGCCTTGCCGACGCGGTAGAAGGCGCGGAAGACCTCGGGGTGGTTGCCGATGCCGGTCTGGTCGAACAGTTCGACCAGGGCCGGGGAGCCGAAGGCCTGGAACGCCTGCCGGGCGATGCCGGCATTGGCCGCGAACGCCGCGCCTCCGTACTCCTTGTCGGCGGCGGCAGCCTTGCCCCATTCGGCGCGAGCCTCCGCCTTCAGGGATTTCTGCGCCTCGATCGCCTTGCGGTGCTGCTCGGCCTGAAGATCAACCAGCGCCTGGGCCTGCTCGACCGAGAGGCCCAGTTCGGCGAACTTGCCCTGGAAGGCGGCCAGCCCCTCGGGATTGGTGATCGAGAGGTCGTCGGGCATCTTGATGCCGCTGGCGAAATCCTCGGCCGTCAGCGGCTTGGCCTCGGGCTTGTCGCCCTCTTTGCCCTCCGCCGGCTTGTCGCCGGGTTTGCCGTCGCCCTGCTGCTGACCCTCGGCCGGCGGGGTGGCGGCGGCGGGCTGAGCGGCAGGATCGCCGGTCAGCAGGGTGCCGGGCGCGGTCGGCGCGGCGGCACCATCGGCCGGAGCCGCAGGGGTGGCGGGGGCAGCCGGAGCCGGCGCGGCAGGAGATCCGCCGCCACCGCCCTCATCGGCGGCGCGGACGGGGGCGGGGAAGCGGCGGTGCATGGCGGGGTTACTCCTCGGTGGCGGAAAGGACGGCGGCCAGCCGCCCGGGGGCGGCGGATCGGATGAGGGCGAGCAGGCGCAGGCCGGCGTCGCGTCCCCCGGCGGCGTAGGCCATCGACAACGCGTCCCCGTGGCCGGCCGGCTCCAAGGCTCGCGTCTCGGCCAGCCAGTGGCGCACCAGACGGATACCCTCGGGGCGGGAAAGAGCGGTGGCGATGTCCTGCTCAAGCGGGGTCATGCCGCACCTCCACCGGTGACGTTGTTGAGGATGCCGGTCAGCGCGCTCGGCCTGGTGGTGTCGGTGCGCGACAGCAGCTCCGCCCCGGCGGCGCCCTGCTGCATCATCGCCATCGCCTGCTGCGCCTGCTGCGCCTGGGCGCGGCCCTGGCGCATCTGCGCCACCTGATCGTCGGGGCGGAGGAGTTGCGGGTCGGCACCGGTCACGTCCGCGTATTTGTCCACCGCCCTGTCGAAATCGACCTTGTCGAGGATCGCGGGGTCAGCCTGGGCGAGATTGCCGACAAACCCGCACAGCCGCTCGATCGATCCGGCGGCAACGGCGCGTTGCGCCTGGGCCAGCATCGAGATGTACTTGATCTTGGGGGGCGCCTTGGCCAGGGCGGCAGGGGGCGGCGGGATCAGGCCGGCGCGGACGGCGATGGCGAAGACGCGCTTGATCAGCGGGTCGAGCAGCTCGTGATGCAGCCGCTCCAGCACCGGCCCCAGCATCAACAGCTTTTCCTCGCGGCGGGCGTTGATCTCGGTGGCGGTGATCCCGGACCGATCGTCCTGCGAGATCATCAGCCACAGATCGACGTAGAAGGCGTCGCGGATGCGGCGGCGCACGAAATCCATGTCCTGCTGCATCTCGCCGAGACGCGGCTGGACCACCTGGACCGGGGTCACCTGAGTCGGGCCGCTGAGCTGGTCGAAGAAATTCACGCCACCAGGATCGAGGTTGGGCCGGCTCCCCGCCTTGAGCCCGGGCGGGACATTGACCGAGGGATCAACCATCTTCTCGATCGCGCGGCCCTTCTTCTTCTCCTGGGCCTGGAGCTGCTGCGCGTCGCCCAGCGCGTCCATCGCCGGGCTGGTGCCGTAGATATCGCCCGGGGTCAGGTTCCAGCGCGGGCACATTGCCGGGAACTCGTCGAAGCCGGACAGGCGCAACAGGCGGTCGTCGGGCGCGCCGATCTCGATCCAGACCGAGCGCCACGCCTTGCGCCAGGCCGGGCCGGGGCCGGGCTTGGCGTCGCGGTTGGGCTCGATCGCCTGGAGCAATTCGACCCAGGCGTCGAACTGGCCATTCTCGTGCAACGTCCGCGTCGCGGGGGCGATGACCGACCAGTCCCGCGCGCCGTCCACCAGCGGGGCGAACTCGTCCACCAGCTGGGCGACGGTCATGCTGTAGCTGCGGTACAGCGTGTCCACCTTGCCGGTTTTGCCGGCCGAGACATAATATTGCCCGGCGGTCAGGGTCTCGCAGGTGATCACGTCGGCCTCGTCGGACAGCACCACCATCGCGGCGGTGCCGAAGGCGGACAGTTCCTCATAGACCGAGGCCAGCGCGTCATAGGCGTTCGAGGCGCTGAAGATGTCCTGCAACAGGGCCGTGCAGCCGGCCAGCCACACCTTGACCTCATCATCGTCCTGCAAGCCCGGCGTCGCGGCAGCAAGACTGAACCAGGGCCGGGCCGGCGACGTGATGCCGCTCATCAGCCCGGCGGCCATCGTCCGCAGCGACGTCGTTCCGGTGTTGTCGATGATCTTGCGGTTGCGCCGGGTGCTCCTGTTGCGGTCGGTGGCCAGCCAGCGGCCTCGGCGGGGCAGGATCACGTCCGCGATCTCGCGCCAGTCCGATTCCCAGGAGGCGCGCTCCGTCTTGAGTGCCGAGAGCCGGCTCAGGCACTGGCGGCGGATGTCGCGAGTGTCCATCGTCACTGGCCGAGCAGCGTCTTGCCGCTGGTGGTCGGGGTCGATGTATCGCCCCCGCCGCTGGTCAGGATAGTCGCGCTGGTACCGGCGGCGGCGTTGCGCTTGCGGGTCGATTCGTAGGCGTCCTGCACCGCGCTGTCGGCATAGCTCGCCGCCTTGGTCGCGACAGTCGTGGCAACCGCCGGGGTGCTGTTGCCGCCTCCACCAAACCCCATGATCAATCCTCCCGTGGTGCCGGGCCGAAGCCGGCGGCGTAATGCAGGACGCCGTCGCCGCTCTGGTGCCGGCTGACCGGCGCGGCGAAGGTGAGCGCCAGGGCATCGGCGCGGTTGGGGGAGGGCAGGCCGCGCGTTTTCATCGCCTCCTTGCCCTCCAGTTGGATCTTGCCGTCGAGCCGGGCCACCGTCTCGGGGCCGATCAGATCCTGATGAAGGGTGGCGTCGGCCGGATCGATCGCGCCGCCCTGCTTCAGCCAGTCGCGCAGCTCGCGCCACATGAAGGCGCGCATGTTGAGGCAGCCGGGATCGGGGCTGGCCGCGCCGAACCACACCAGCCGCCAGGACTGCCCCATCGCCCGGCCGGCGGAGACGATCCCGGTGCCATAGCCGGCATCGACGAACACCGCGTCGGCGCCGTGCTGGATCGCCATCCGGGCGATGATGTTGGCCATGGCCACGTCATCGTCATTGCGGGGAAACGAGGCGAGGACGCGGGCGTGCAGCCCCTGGCGCAGCGCGATGACGAACTCGTCCTCGCCGGTCCAGGCCGGATCCACGCCGAGGATCACCGGAGCGAAATTGTACTGCTCGGCCCGCAGGTGCCGGGCGCGCGCCGCGTCCACATCCTCGCCGGAGATGAACTGGCGGGCGGACTGGGCCGGGAACTCGCCCCGGACGCGAACCTTGAAGAAATCGCTGTCCTCGCCGTGATCCTGGCGCCATTGCTCGATCTTGGCGAGATTGGTGCCGGGGACGGAGCGGCTGTCGATCTGGCGGGTCAGCCAGCGGTGGCGATAGCGGCGGAAGCACTCGCGGAACCGCCCCGAATTGCGGGTCGGATTGCCGAACACGATCCACAGCAGGATGGTGTCGGCGTCGGTCAGCGCCCCCTCGGCCACCTCCCACACCGCGTCGGCGATGTTGGAGGCCTCGTCGAACAGCAGCATCACCAGCCGGCCCTGATTGTGCAGCCCGGCGAAGGCCTCGGTGTTGGTGGCCGACCAGCTCACGAAATCCTGCCGCCAGCCCTCGGCGTGGTCGGGATCGCGGGCCTTGATCGCGGTGGCCTGGGCGTCGAACCACGGGGCGGTGAGCGACAGCCCGCACCAGCGGCGGATCTCGGGCACCGTCTTGGTGCGAAGCTGGGCCTCGGTGTTGGCGGTGGTGAGGATGCGGGCCCCGGCATGGCAGGACAGCGCCCAGTTGGACAGGATCCCCATCAGCGCCGACTTGCCGATGCCATGGCCGGAGGACACGGCGATCTGGCAGGGCTGATGGCGGGTGGCCGGGTCGGCGAGGTGATCGCGGATCGCGCCCAGGATCTCGGCCTGCCAGTCGCGCGGGCCGGCCATGTCGGCCAGCGGCCCCTGTCCCCAGTCCCAGGCGGCCAGCGACCAGCGCAGCGGATCGTGGGCGCAGGCGGCGGCGAGGTCGAACAGGGCGTCACGCATCGGGGGTCAATCTCCGCTTGGCCCGGTCGAGCCGGGCGGCCAGGGCATCGTCACCCTCGCCGGCCGCTTGCTCGTCGAGCCCGAAGGCCTGGCGCTCCAGCGTCACCAGCCGGGCCTGGGTCCGGCCGAGGCTCTCGACCGCCTGGGCCGCGTCGCCGAGGTCTTCGAGGGTGACGGGCTTGCCCGGATCGGACAGCAGGGCCTCGGCCTTGTCGGTCAGGATGGCCTTGAGCCCATCGAGGCGGGCGATGTCGCGCCGGTGCCGCAGCACCACCTCCACCCCCCGAGCGGCGGCGGCATCCACGGCCTCGCGCGCGTTGGGGGTGCGTACCTCGGTGCGTACCAGACGGCTGCGTACCGTCTCGCGGACCTGCCCCGACAGGTCGCGGTCCCACTGCTCGGTCTTGGCCCGCTTGCGGATGGCCCCGTCGGTGACCCCGTGCTGCCGGGCGATCTCACGGATGGAGAGCGCACCGGCCCTGTACTCGCGCTCGACGGCTTCCCAGTCGGTGCGGGGCTTGGTGGTCATGGCGATGTCCGGAAATGACGAGCGCCCGGGGATTGCTCCTCCGGGCGCTCAGGTTGGCCCGGTCTCTTTCACCCGGGCGCGGTTATGGCGAAGCCGATTGTCAAATTCCCGCTATGCAAAGTCAAGTCCACGGTTTGGCCGGCACCCCGATCCGCTCGACCCGCCACCGTTGCAACCCGCCCCCATCCAGCATCATCGCCAGCCATACGAGCGACCAATGCCAGAGAGAGTACTCTGACCGCCGCATCGCCACCGCTTCGGGGCCGGGCGAGAGTTCGACCGGGCAGGCGCGAACCACGACCATGGCGGTATTTCGGCTCCGATACTTCACTGCCACCGTCTCGACCGCCACGCCGCGCTCGTGGTCGTACCGCCCGCTCGGCACCCAGTGCTGCTCTGCGGCCCAATCCGGCACGGTCCCCGCCCTGGCGTGCTGCTCGACCAGCCACCGACCCGGGGTGGCCAGCAGGGCCACGCAATCGGCGACCAGAGCCGCGTCCGGGTGGTGCGCCGGCCGCTGCTTGTGGGCGGTCGAATGGATCGTGCAGCCGAGCAGACCGTTCTGGGCCACGGACGCTGCCGACGATCCGCCGGCCCCGGCCAACAATTCCATCTCGCGGCGGAGGCTGTCGTCCGCGTCGATCCGCTGGCGGCGATAGGCCCAATCGAGCAGGCCGAGCAGCGTTGTGGCCTCCCGCGCGTCAATCGCGTTTTCCGGGCCGCTGGCGGGCGTAATGGTCCGGTGGGTGCCGGTCATGCGGACGACCTCCTTTCTCGGGGCCACGCCCTGCCGCAGCGGCGCGCCATGGGGTTTGATCTGCGCGGCGATCACGCTGCGTCCTCCTGCTGCTCCGGCAACTGCCCCCGGTGGCACCGGCCCCGGTCATGCTCGGCCATCACCCACCGCTCCAGCCGCGCCCGGGTTGCCGGGTCAGCCCGTCGCCACAGGGCGCAGCGGGCCGGGGTCCACGCCCCAGGACGCCAGACGGCGACAGGGCGGATGAGGGCGGCGGGGTCATGCGATCGATCGTCTGACATCCTCAAGCGCCTTCAGCCGCGTCCGTCGCTTCCGGGCGTAAAGCTCCAGCCGGTCTTGCAGTTCCTCCCACGCCGGCCACCAGCGCGAGACGCTGGGCTGGGTCCGCAGGACATGGGCCACCACGTCCGCCGGCCACTCGCCGAGGCGGTCGGCATAAACCCGCAGCAGGAACTTCAGGTCGTGCTGGTCTTCCGCCTTGGCCTTGGTCAGCACCCGCAGTTCGGCCAGGGCGGTGGTGATCTTGTCCTCTGGCGCCGTGGCACAGGCTTGGCGGTGCAGGTCGATGGCTCGGTCAAGGGCGTCGATCTCCGCCACCGGCACCACCGCGCCCGGCGCGACCCGGAACCCGACAAGCTCCTGGTCCCAGCCGAATTCCGCCGTGGTCCGGTCAGCGACTACGGGCTTCAGCCACGAGGTCGCAGACGGCGGCAACAAGGCTTCCAGCGTGGCGTCCACCTGTGCCGGGGCCAGATCGGCCAATTGGGCGCTGGCGCTCGTGATCGGACCGGCACCAGTTGCGCCATGTGGCCTTCCAGTCGAGTTTGACCCCCTTGGCCCCGGGCTGGGCACGCCAGTAGTCCCGGAACCGCTCGGCGACGGCGTGCGGGTCGAGCCCGAGGCTTCGGGCGAATTCCCAATCCTCGGCGTCAGGCCACCAATCGGCCGGAAGCCGCGTTCCACGGGTTCGATCTCGGGCATGGGCATCATGGGGCGATCCTGGCTGAGGCGTCGGCGCAGCCGGCGCGGTGGGGTCGGTGGGCTCGGGTTCGAAGGGGGGGACACACAGGGGGGAATCCCTTTTTTCTTTTTCTTCTCCCTCTCCCTCTCCCTTAAGAGCGTTTTCCGCCGGAATTCCGCCGGAACGGGTTCCGTTTCCGCCGGAAACAGGGGGGTGTTCCGGCGGAACATCTGCGGACGTCTCGTCTGTTCCGCTGGAAGGGGCTGATTGTCCCGCCGGAAATTCGGTCTTTTCCGCAGGAACAGCCGGGGAAGCTTCGGTCCATTCGGTCGGTCGCCCGGCGGACAGCCAAGCGTCGATGGTCGGGATTTCGATCTCGGTCAGGCCCTTGGCCTTGCGGCGGCCATTCTCCTTGCGGAGCCGGTCGCACATCCGTTCATGGTGCCGGGCCTGCTTCGCGGCCCAGGCCTCGCGGGCCTTTTCGGCAATCACCGGGTGATAGAGCCGGCCATCGCTGCATTTGATCCAGCCATGCAGCGCGCCGGCCCGGTGACGCTTCCAGACCCGCACCACCCGACCATAGCCGGCCAGATTGGACAGGACGCGATCATCGTCAGGCAGAGAGCCGGCCGGAAGCTGGTGCCACGCCGCGCACCACAGCAGCACGCCGGCCCAGGCATCCTCGGGGTCAACCAGGGCGGCGAAGTCGCTGTCGCGCAGGCGGGCAACATCAAGCTGCATGTGCGGGAAGTCGCGCAGGTCGCAGTCGGCCGGCACGAGGGGGGCGGGGAGGGAATCGGTCATCCTTCATCCCCTTTGGTCTGGGGCTTGGGCTTGGGCTTGGGCTTCCACCCCAGCGGCGCCTGTGCCGCCTCGGCGGCGCGCAGCAGATCGGGCGACGGGGCGGGCTTGCGCGGGGGCCTCATGGCAGCCTCGCGCCGTAATAGGCGATCAACGCGGCCTCGGCCCGGCCATCATCCTTGACGCGGGGCCAGATCCCGGCATGGGCTGGCAGCAACTGGGAGGCCCGGGCGCGGGCACCATCCTTGTCGGCGGGCACCCCGAGGGCACGCTTCCAGCGGGCCGGGGGAACGAGGGTGTGGGGAATGAAGTTCGCCGCCAGGATGCCCAGCAGCAGTCCGAACACCTTGCCGAAGGCGAAGACGGACGAGACGCCCTGGCCCGGCATCGCGCCCACGGCTTCGATGAAGGCGTGATCGATCGGGCCGGTGGCGTCGATCAGTCGGGCCAGTTCGACCGCGTCGGCCTCCCGCTTGTTCTTGCCGTTGCGGGACAGCGCCAGGGTGGGCACGTCATGCACCACCAAGCCGGCCATGTCGGGGGTGAAGAACGCCAGCGCGCCGGATAAGCCGGGGTCGATGCCGAGGATGAGGCGCGCCATCACGCCGCGTCCCGCTTGGGCCAAGCCGGCGGCCAGGGCAGTTTCCCCGCATCCTCCTTCGCCCAGGAATCCCCCCACAGCGGCGGAATAGTGGCTTCGGCGTGTGGCCGCGCCGAAGCCAGCACCCGACCGAACACCTCAGCGGCGTCGGCGGTGCGGCCGAGTCGGGGCGCCAGAACCAAATCGCGCTTGATCCCCTCCATCAACTGCCGCAGCAGGGCGGGGGACGCGCCGGCCGTCACCTCGACCAGCGTGTCGATGGCCTCGTCGGTCATCGACATCGGCGCGAGATACCGCGCCAGGATCGCGAATCGGCATTCATCGTCCGGCTCGGAGATTTCGAGATGCATGCCGAACCGCCGCCAGATCGCCGGATCAATCTGGTCGCCGCGATTGGTGGCGGCGATCAGCATCCCCGGGAATCGGTCGATGTATTGCAGCAGGTGAATGACGATCGCGTTCTTTTCCTTGTCGGCGGAATTGCCACGACCACCGCGCTTTTCGGCAATCGCGTCGAACTCGTCGAGGAGCAGCACCATCCGCTCGGCCTGCTGCTCGACCGCCTGGAACAGGGCGTGGAGATTTTTCCCGGTCTCGCCCACGTACATTCCGATCAGCGCGCCCATGTCGATCAGCACCAGAGGAAGGCCGATCCGGGCGGCGATGTGGTGCGCGAGCGTGGTCTTGCCGCAGCCGGGCGGGCCGGACAGCAACGCAGTGCGGCGCGGCTTCAGCCCGACGGCAGCGAGATCGGCTTCCGCGCCAACCTCGATCATCCACTGCCGCACCGATTCTCTTACGGCCGGGGAGAGAATGGGCGGCTCGGAATCCTTGGGGCGAAGAATCTGGGCAAATCGCCGAATCTCCGGAACGGCCGTCAGGGCTTGGATGTCATCGCCAGCCATGGTCATGCCGCCTTCTTGTCATCGCCCTTGCCGGGCTTTTTCGGGGAGGAGCGGCGCCAGGAGGCGGGGAGATCCATGCCATCGCTGCCGGAGGCTTGGCACCACGCCTCATCCCAAGCGGCGCGGCGCGGATCGCGGGCCGGGAATGGGTTGGCCGTCACCGGCTTGCCGGCGGTCGCGGCATTACGGCCAGCCACCCGCGCATCATCGACGGTCGGCTCGGGCTCGGCCGGCGGGACGGGGGTCGGCACACCGTCGGCGGCGGCCTCGTCGGCCCGCCCGGTGAAATCCTCCAGATCGGGTTGGCCAGGGTCCGCTTGCGAAGCCGGCTGTTTCGGAGCGGGGGGTTCGCTCAACCGCCGGACGGCGGCGGCCCCAAGCGGGGTATCGGCCAGCATGCCGAGCGCGGCTTTGTAGATGTCGAGCAGGGCCTCCTGCTCGTCGCGCTCCTCCTGGCTCAACTTCCGCAGCTTGACGATCTGCCGCACGGTCTTGGGGTCAAACCCTTGGCTCTTGGCCTGCGCGTAGACGTCCTTGATGTCGTCCGAGAGGGCTTTCTTCTCTTCCTCAAGCCGCTCAATCCGGTCGACGAACTGCCGCAGGGCGTCGGCGGCGATGCCGCCAATCGATGGCTCCTTCTTTGACGACACGGCGGTTTCCTTTCGAGCTTGCCGGCGGGCCTTGCGGGCGGCATAGGCCTCGGCGCGGGGGAGTTTCCAAAGAGGGGTGGGGCGGGGCACGGCGGGCGGCCTCCTATCCGAACAAGGCGAGCTGGCCGGCGGTGTCGTCGAGCTTGGCGAGAGCCTGGCCGGCGGCGGCGTGCGCCTGACGCAGCGCGGCGACGTCGGCGGCGGTGAGGGCGGGCTTGGGCAGGCCCAGCAGGTCCGACAGCAGGTCGGCGAAATCGGGATGCTGCCGGGCGACGCGGAACAGGTCGGCGGTGCGAGGCAGGGCCGCGCCTTCGGCCTGCCATTTCCGGAAGGTTCGGCGGTCAACTCCGCTTCCATCTGCTACGGCATCGCTTCCGCCCGGCGTCGCGGCGGCGAGCTTTCGCAGCCCAATGGCGATCCGGCGCTGCAAGTCCGAGTCCTCTTCGGCCCTCGTTTTGCGCGCGCGGGTGACGCACCGTTCCATCTGTTGGTACTCGGCCAGCAGGCGGGGGCGGTCGCGATGCAGGAAGATGACGTTGGAAGCGGTCATGGGGTGGCTCCGAGGGTGACGGCGGCCGACTCGACGCCGGCCGCCGCCGGCTCTACGATGGCTTTGTCACAACCCATCGTGGAGATTTCGAAATGGCAGAGATCGCTCAGACGCCCGAGGCCGTGGCGCTCGAACTGCTCAATCTGGTGGCCAAGGTTGAGGGAAAAGCCCTCAGCAGATCGAATGGTCCTGCGGCCGGTTACGCGGAGAACGTGGCTGACCGCAAATGGATCATCAGCACCTATGCCGAGTGCCTTGCCGCCGTTACCACCAGATCGAGCGAACGCCAGGGCTGACATCGCTTCAGTCCTCGGTCTTGTCCTGGGGGGCGCCCGTGTCGGCGTCCCCCGGGGCTTTCCCGGTCATCAGATAATCAACGACCCGATCCGTCCGACGGGCGGCCCGGGCGAGGGTGTCGTCGTTCCTGGCGCGCGCAAAATCGTGGCTGGGGAAAAGAGCCTGACGGATTTGAGCCGTCGGATCGGTCTTCGGCGCGCCGATCTTCTCGGCGATGGCGCCGATGTCGAAGAGCAAGCTATCCAAACCCCTGGTGCCATTCAGATAGCCCGGTGCCAGGACTTCGAAGACGCGCAGGCGAACGTCGGCATCTGTCAATTCGGTCATCGCTCAATCTCCTTCGGGAGGGGTGCGTTCTTGCGTCTCCGGCGTCGGCACGGAGAGCGGCTCTCCCCAGGCCCACTCCACCATCCGCTCGGCCTCGCGCTGCTTCTCGGCGACGGTCCAGCGGTGGAAATTGCCGTCGGCGTCGGTGAAGCCGTGGTCTTTGAGCAAGCCGAAGGCGTGGAGCAGAAGCTGGGCGACCTCCGGCCCGGTACGGCGGACCTTGGGTGGTTCGGCCACGATGTCGCGGCACGCCTCGACGCATTCGTCGCAGATGAACACGGTCGGGCCGGCGATCAGCTTCCGGACCTCGTGCTGGGACTTGCCGCAGAACGAGCAATAGAGGGGATCGCTCATCACGCAGCCTCCGATGGGGTGGGGGTGTCGGCGCCCGGGGGCGTGGGGCTCCAGTCGGGCGGGATGACGGATTCGAGCTTGCGAACCGTGTTGGCCGTGGGAGACCAAGTCGGATGATCCATGTCGCGCAGCGCGTTCCGGTGCACGCCGGCCATCTCGCCAAGGCGGGTTTTCGACATGCCGGGCATCCGGCTAAAGGCGCGGATCCGGTCGAGGACGGCTTCGATGCTCATGCCGCCAGCATAGCACAGAATTCTGTACATACAAGCTTTTGCACAGAATTCTGTTCTGATGCCGCGCCCGGGGGAGGTGGCAAAATCAGCCGCATGTCAAAGGCAAAGCCAAAGCTCAGCGAATCCGCCTCGCCTCAGGCAAGGCGCGTCCACGCGTTCCTGATTGAACACGACCTGTCGGGCCGGGGATGGGCGAAAATGGCTGGAGTGTCATCCAGCCTGCTCAGCGAGCTGTTCTCTGGGAAAACGCGCAGCCTGACCCACGAAAAATTACAGGCCCTGGCGGGTTCCGTTGGCGTCACCGTTCAGGATATCACGGGCAGCAGCCCGCCGATCAATGACGCGCCGGTGTCGAGGGCGGAAGTTTATCGGGCGGTGTTTGCGTGGGCGACATCGGAAAATCTCCCGGATCCCGCGTCAGCAGCCGAGGCGGTTATTTCCTTCCTGGACGACACCGGAGAATGTCGCAGTAAGACCGCAGCAGCACTTCCCGCTCATTCCCAGTAGCTGTGCTGAGCTTAAACCCAACTTCCAAAAGTAACCGTTGATATTCTGAGGGAACTCCGAATAAATATGAATACGTTTCTAAATATTTTTGGTTGCCGCAAGAGGTGCGGTTTATATTTGCGTGTTCTTGCATTCTGCCCCTCCAAAGTGCCATATCCGCCGAGCCGGTCCGGCCACGCGGGTAGTGAGCAATCATGTACGCGATCGTTTGCCGACGATTGCGTGCCATCTGGATGGAGGGGCACTCCATTCAGTGTACCCGCGTGTTCTTGCGGGACATCTTTAGCGTACCCTGTTGCGTGATATCGGCAACTGCCGCAAGGGCATATATGCCTATGCTTTTTTTGCGGATTGTAGGTGGTTTTGCTTATTCCACCTGCGGACATGGAAAAACCCCCGCCGGCCGGAGCGGGCGGGGTGCGGGGGGGGGGCGTCCTAGCGGGGTCAGCTTACCGTATCGTCCCAGGCAACAATCGGACGGCCGAGCTGCTTTTCAAGAGAACGACGAGCATCCCCGGCGACCCGTCCGCCGGCCTGAGCGGCAGCCAGAAGCTGGTCGTAGCCCTGCGCGTCTTTCTCCCGCGTTACCTCCATCGTCGCCACTTCGCCGAGCGTAATCAGCGCCAATTCGGTGTCGGTGCAGTTGTCTCGGAGGCTGGCCTTCTTGGGCAGCCCCTTGATGGCGCGATGCTGCGTCGGCGTCCAGCCGATTGCGCCCTGGTGAACGGCGGACGTCAAATATTGGTAGTGGCGACCCTCGGTGATGCCTCGATCTTTCCAGTCGTCGGTCAGTTCGCGGCGCTTCATGATCCCTTTGATACGCAACTCGATACGCCGCTGATCCCAGCCTTTCCGCCGGTAGGCGAGAATAGCGCGATCTACGGCAAGATCCGGATTGGCTTCTTCCTCAATCCGCTCGACCGCGATTTTGGCCAGCCATCGCTTGAACGGCTCGACCTTCGGCGAAGGCACCGATTGCAAGATACGAAAAATGCCCTCGGCTGTCGCGCAGTCGGTAAGGCGGAGCTTTCCATCGGCCGCAGGAAGCTTGAACCGTACGACCAGAGCGTACGGTTGCCCAATTTCCATTTCGATATTCGGCTTTAGATCGCTCCAGTATCTTTTGGGGGTGTTGCTAACCTCCAGTGCGTCGATCACATCGATGACGCTGAAGTGGACTACGCCATCCACCTGAACGCGACGGATGCTGTGGTTCTCGAAAAGGGCAAGCTGGGTCATGTTGGGATATCCTTATGTACGGATAAGACCCCATTGACGCACCGACCATGACATGGCTTTAATGTCGGTATGCATTGCGTTTCGATGGGGGCCTTCCTGTTGCAAGCAATGAGAAGGCCGGGCCGCGAACCCGGCCTTCATCATTTCACGGCGCAGCATAGATCCCCCCATGAACTACGTCTAGGGGGTCGTTCTTGCTCCGTTGCTACCGAATGATGTGAATTGTGAGGATGGCACTGCCCTGCCGCCTTCTTTCCATCCTCAGCCCCTTTCCGGTTCCGCCCACACCCGCCTGACCTCAGCCGCCAGCTTCGGCGCCGCGTCGATCGGTGCGGTCACGGATGCGGCGCCGGCAGATAGCGAATCGCGGCGAACAGCAGGCCGACCGCCAGGAAGACGATGCTGCCGAGCTTGATCGTCATCCGCTGTTCGAGCAGCTTCATCTCGGAGCGGACCTCGCCCAAATCCGACCGAACGGAAGCAATGTCCGCCTTTAGCTCGGCCTTGATCGCCGCCAGATCCGCCTTCAATTCGGACTTCACCTCGGCGACATCCGCCTTGCTCGCCGCCTGGGTGTCCATGAAGTCGGCCAGGGCCTCGACCTGCTCGGTGGTGAAGCCGGCCTTCTGGAGCTTGAGGACTGCGGATGCGCTCATGAAGGGGTTACCTCTTCAGGGTTACGGGGGCGATCAGCCGCAACTGCAATCCAACCGCCAATTGCCGACGCAGCGAAAGAAAAAACGCTTATGGCAACATCTATTCCGGAGTGCCATTCAAGCCCATTAAAAAACCTCCCGAAGATCGATATCGCTACGAACAAAAAGAAAGATACTTTTCGATTAGCTGTCTTAAATACCCTAAACGACAAATAAAAAGATGAATACGCCGCAGACGCGAGCATTCCTGCTAAAATAATAAAAAATGGCCAATTTAAGTGAGTTGTTTTGGCGATGCCATAACCAAGCCCTCCACCAATAAATATCAACAATAGTGACATTGCAATAAACAATAAAGAAGCCAAAATTACCGAAAATATTGTTGTCGCAGATTTTTTGACAGAACTTAATATGGCCGCAATCACAGCCGGTCCAAATTGGATTAATGTCAGGAGGAGGAGCGGCGTATAAGAAACGACAAGTGGAGTCCAATATCCGTCCGCTACTACCGCATATATTGGCGCAAAAACAAATGCTACAGGCAGTAAAAAAACAGATACGAAAGCTGCAATACCTCCAAAGCCATGGTATATGTATTGAAGGGTCAGAATAAACCCCCAAAGCCCTATTCCATAATAAATAATTAGAATTGGTGCCGAAAACACCTTCCAAAACATCACACCCTCCTCAAAAATAACACAACTATGCCGATTAAAAACAGAAAATCCTCAACAGTTTTATTTATTTAATTCATTACAGACCGCCCGACACACTACCCACGCCGCAACTCCACACTAGCGCCATCATCCTGTTGCTCCAGCGCACGAGCAAGATCAGGGCGACCCTAGCGTCATCACCAATCTCCCAATGGTCGCACGACCGCATATGCACAGATAGAACAGAATTCTGTGCAATCGTGTTGCATTCGTACAGAATTCTGTGCATACTCCCTCCCATCAGCCATCGCTGATCCGCCGCAGCCCGGCGGCAACCGGCCCCGCCGTCTCCCCCGGCGGCGGGGCCAACTGGGAGGGATCAATGCAGACTCTCACCCCCGCCACCATCACCGCGCCGCACGACGGCACGGGCCATGTCGATACCGATCCGGCCGCCGGGCACACGCCGGGGCCGTGGAGCCTCGATTCAGATTTGGCCGATGACCGCGTGTCGGTTTTTGGCGCCAGCGATGCCTCTGGCGACCAGACCCTGATTGCGGCTGTGTGGGCTGGGTTCGACAAAAACGAAAGTAGTGCCAACGCCGCCCTGATCGCCCGCGCCCCGGAGATGGCCGCCGAGATCGCCCGGCTGGAGCTTGGTCTCGATGCGGCGCGGTCCAGCGCCAAGACGTGGCTTAAGGCGGCGCGAAAGGCCGAAGCCGAGATCGCCCATCTGACCGCCGCCAACGCCAAGCTGGTTGCCGCCCTCACGAATCTGATGGACGCCATCGTTGACGAACCGTTCAGCGGTCAGCGGACCTCGCAGGGACTGGCGTGGAGGGACGCCACCGCAGTCCTTGCCGCCGCGAAGGAGGGCTGAGCGATGCCTCTCCGCGATCTCCCCGCCCACCAGCATCCGATGACGCTGGCGGCCTACAGCCGGATCGATGGCGACCTGGAAATCATCGCCATCCGCCTCGAAGACCAGGGTCTTCAGGATCTGGTCCCGCTCGCCGAAGCCGCCACCGAGGCCGTCTCCGCCCTGTGGCGGTCGATCCAGGCCGCCCAGCAGGCAGGCCGCTGATGACCGCCCCACTCTTGCTCACCATCGCCGTGTTGCTGGCCGTGCTGGCCGCTGCGGCTGCTCCTGGAGGTGTCTGACCATGACCCCTGCCCAATCCATCCTCGCCATCCGAGGCGTGTCATTGACCATCGACGACGCGGTGGTGGTCGCCAACGGCAACCAGCGCGACGGCGGCCCGATCGGCAAAGACGGAATCGACATCTGGCCGGCGATGGAGCCCGGACACGTCATGTCCCTGACCATCGAGCAGGCCCGTCAGCTTGGCCAGATCCTGCTCGACCTGACGGAGCCGGCCCTCACCGCCCCCGCCATGTCGATTGCTGCGGAGTGACCGATATGCTCGTCACCACCACCCATTACATCCCGTTGCCCCTGGTGATCGCCGGCCACGTCACCGACCGTCTGGCGGAGGACGTGCACATCGAGGCCGAGTGGTCTTACCGCCCGGGCGGTGTCGCCTTTTTCGACTGCCGCTCTGAATCCTGGGTTCCGCCCGATCCGGCGGACCTCGACCTGCGCGCCATCCGAGTCGAGGCCTGCGGGGCTTTTCAGGACGTGCCGCCCGGTCCCGACTTCGACCGCATCGCCGCCGCGCTGACCGAGCGCGAGGCCCAGGTGATCGAGCAGGCAGACAGCGCCATTGCCGACGCCGCGATGGGGAGGGCCGCGTGATGGACAGAATCAACGCCACCGTCAGCCTGTCGCCCATCGAAATGGTCGCGTTGAAAAAGCTGGCTATCGTCTCGCACGCCCTGGCGGCTCGGCTCGACGGGACGGCCGCGAGGGAGCAGGCGTGCCTCGCTTCGACGCTGGACGACCTGCTGCGCCAGATTGAGATCAACCACGCCGCCGGGAGGGCCGCGTGATGCCCGCCCTCGGCACCCCCGCGCTTTTGCGCCACAACCCCTACCGTATCGACGGTCCGGCGCTCGTCAGCTTCAGCGGCGGCCGGACGAGCGGATACATGCTGGCCCAGATCCTCGACGCCTGGGACGGCCGGCTTCCCGATGACGTGCACGTTGTTTTTGCCAACACCGGCAAAGAGATGCCCGAGACGTTGGATTTCGTCTCGGCGTGCGGCGACCGCTTGGGCGTACGAATCGTCTGGCTAGAATGGCGCGCCGGGGCTGAGGGCCAGCGCGACGGGTTCGAGGTCGTCAACCACAATAGCGCGGCCCGCAACGGCGAGCCGTTCAAGGCGCTGATCGACAGGCGCGGGTTCCTGCCAAATCCCGTAACCCGGTTTTGCACCGCCGATTTGAAAATCAAGACGATGCAGCGGTACATGCAATCGGTCGCGGACGGTTGGTGGAACGTGGTCGGCTTGCGCGCCGACGAGCAGCGCCGGGTCGCCAGAATGCGCGCCAATGCCGATTTGCGGGCCGGCTGCGCGGGGAATGTCCTCCCCCTGGCCGATGCAGGGGCGACGGTCACCGACGTAGGCGCGTTCTGGGCGTGCCAGCCTTTTGACCTCGCTCTCCCGGCTCATGGCGGCAAGACCCCGCTTGGAAATTGCGACCTATGCTTCCTGAAGGGAGCAGCCACGATCTTCGGAATCGTTCGTGACCGGCCCGACCTTGCCGAGTGGTGGATCAAGGCCGAGGCCGAGGCCAGGGCCAGCGCGCCGAACGGGGCCGTGTTTCGCCAGGATCGGCCAAGCTATGCCGCGCTCCTTCGCATAGCCCAGGACCAGGGCGACCTGTTCTGCGGCTTCGACGACACCTCCCTTCCGTGTGGTTGCCATGATTGAGATTCACACCCCTGTCACCGTGACCGCCCGGGACTACACCGGCCCGGCCACCATCGTCGGCCGCTCGACCTGGGCGCATGGGGCGCTCGTCAGCAGCTATCGCGTCGAGATCCCGTCCGGCCAGCGCCTGCGCGTCGGGCCGGGCGAGGTCTCCAAGCCCTGCGCCGCCCGCGATGTCCCGCCCGGCGAGTCCTGGGCTTTCCGGGAACACAGAACGATGGCGCAAGTCATCGCCAATGAACTCGCCCAGGCCGAGGGCCGGGACGGTGCGGCATGAGCGCCCCCCTGTCCGCCGTCACCGCGATCCTGGCCGACCTGACCGGTGCCCGCGACATCACCGCCGTGACCCCGCTCTCGTCTATCACCGACAGCTTGGGCCTCGTCGAGATCCAGCAGGCCATCGCCGACCAGCTCGGCGTCGAGGTGCCCGACGACGTGCTGGGGCGGGTCGAGATCGTGGCCGATCTGGTCGCGGCGGTCGAGGGAGGGCGGCGCCATGACTGACCGCCCGATCTGCCCGACCTGCGGCAAGCCGGCCAAAGCCACCCAGACCGTCTACGGCGTCAGGCATTCCTGCTGCGGCCTGTGGTCCTGGGACGGCAAGCCGCTGGTGTCGGCCGAGATCCACAAGGCCCGGCAGCACTGCCACATGGTCGTGGATCGTCTGTGGAGGGGAGCGCCGTCGCTCTACCAGATTAGCGAGAAGCGCGGCACTCCGGGCCACGCCCGCGCCGTCAAGCGCATCCGGGAGAGCGCCCGGAACCGCGTCTATCCGTGGCTGGCCGCAGTCACTGGCCTGCCCGAGCCCGAATGCCACATGGCCGCCCAGACCGACATTGAGAAGCTGCGCCTGATCTACCGGACGGCCGCCGCCGCGACGCCGGCCACGGTCCGGGATTGGGCCAAGCAGCAGCAGGAGCCCCGCCCATGATCCCGCACCACATCCGCCGCTGCCTGCCGTGGTGCCTGCGCCGCCGGCGGGCCCGCGTGATCCGCAACATCCGCAAGTGGAGCCGATGATGGCCACCCACCGCATCGCCTGGCGCTGCATCGACGGCAGCACCCTGACCACCACCACCGTCTATCCCCGCACCGTCGCCCTGCGGCTGGCGCGGGAGATGAGCCGCATCGACGGGCGGCCGCATTGGGCCGTCGCCGCCGGGAGGATTTGAGCATGGGCATCGAGTATTTCCCCGAACTGATCCAGGGCAGCGACGAATGGCTTCAGGCCCGCTGCGGCTTGCTGACCGCGTCCGAAATGAAGCGGATCATCACGCCGAAGACCTTGAAGGCGGCTGCCGACGACAAGGCGTCCTGCCACCTTTACGAACTGCTGGCCCAGCGCATCACGGGCTATGTCGAGCCGTCCTATATCAGCGACGACATGCTGCGCGGCCATGAAGACGAGGCCTACGCCAAGATCGCCTACAATGCGACCTATGGCCCGGTCGATGAGATGGGGTTCATCACCAACGACCGTTGGGGCTTCACTCTTGGCTTCAGCCCGGACGGCCTGATCCACGACACCGGCTTCATTGAGGTCAAGAGCCGGTGCCAGAAGTATCAGGTGGCGACCATCCTTTTTGGCGAGCCGCCGGCGGATTACCTCCTCCAGATCCAGACCGGGTTTCTCGTGTCGGAGCGGGCGTGGTGCGACTTCATCAGCACCCCGGCCACCTGCCAGCCGAAGGGAATGGGCGGGGGTGAAAGCCTGGGAGATGGTCCGCCTATGGTGGTGTATCGGGTCTATCCCGATGACGCGGTGATGGCCGCGATCATCGACGCCGCCGGGGCTTTCGAGGCCAAGCTCTCCACCAAGCTCGCCGAATATCGGGCCACGCTGTCCCGCACGGGCGCGCGCCTCATCCAGACCGAACGCCGTAAGATTGACCAGGAGATTGTAGCATGAGTGCCGATCTCAGCCGCGCCATTGTGCCGAAAAGCGATCAGCTGAACGCCGACGACCTGATCGCCGGCCCGCGCACCATCACCGTGTCGAAGGTGGTGGTGCAGTCGGGGGTGGAACAGCCGGTTGCCATATTCTTTGACGGAGATGGCGGCAAGCCGTGGAAGCCCTGCAAGTCGATGTGCCGAGTCCTGGTCAATGCCTGGGGCGCGGACGGGGCCAATTATGCCGGCCGCTCGATCACCCTGTACCGTGACCCCAATGTGAAATGGGGCGGTATGGCTGTCGGCGGCATCCGAATTTCGCATCTGAGCCATATTTCCCGGCAGATGGTGATGGCGCTGACCGAGACGAAAGGAAGCCGCAAGCCGTTCACGGTCAACCCGATCCAACAGGTGGCCCGGGCCGAGAGCGACTTGCCCCAGCGTATCGCGGCTGCCCAGACGGTCGAAGACCTGGAGCGCCTGCGACCTGAAATGCGCGGCAACAGCGCGGCCCTGGCAGCCGCCAAAGCTCGGGCCGAAGCGATCCGGACCGCCGCCAACCAGCAGCAGACCCGTGACGAAGACCCCTTTGGCTTACCGCCCCTCACCAACCCCCTGACCGCCGCCCGTGCCGCCCTCGACGCCGCCACCACCCCGGCCGAGGTCGAGGCGGTGTGGACGGGGCTCGATGTCGAGACGTGCCGCCAGTTGGGGTTCGAGGCGCATGAAGAGGCGATGGGCCGCGTGACCGGCGGGAGGGCTGCGTGATGACCGACCATCACAGCGTCACCGCATTGGTCAACGAGCTTGCCCTCGCCCTGGTGGCGGGGGCGGCTGGGGCGGAAGGGTAGGGAGGAAGAATTGACGAATCAGACCGCAGCTTTAGCCGATCCGCCCTTCACGCCCGCCGATCTTGCGCGGCGCTGGCAATGCAGCGACCAGCATGTTTACAATCTCGTTCGATCCGGGAAGCTCCGGGCCGTCCGCATGGGGAAGTTGATCAGAATCCCCGTCAAGGCCGTTGAGGAATTCGAATGCGCATCGTCGATTATCGAGAAAAGTGGTGCGGGCTCGTCATCATCGACGGAAAAAGACGGCGCCTCTCCCTCGGAAACCTCGACGCCACCCCAGAAAATTATCCGGCTGCCCAGCGGGCGGCAGTTGACCTTGAGCGCGCACTCGCCCAGCCGGTAGGGGATATTGTCGGGGATATCGTTGATGCCTATCTGGCCGATACCAAGGCGATCACTAAGGAATATATGAAGTGGATGTGGGGTGTGCTGAGGCCCCACTGCGAGGGGTTGCGGGTTGATCAGATCGACCGGAAATGGTGCCGTGAATATGCGGAGAAGCGCGGGAAATCTGACGCCACCGTACGAAAGGAGATCGCGTTTCTCGCCTCTGCGATCAGATGGGCGGGAAAATCCGGGGCAGTGATCGAACTGCCGCCCCAATCTCCTCCGAGAGATCGGTGGCTGACCCGGGCCGAGTTCTATCGGCTGCTGGAGGCGGCCAGCCAGATGCCCCACCTGACCCTGTTCCTTCATCTGGCACTGGCCACCGGCGCTCGGAAGGAGGCAATCCTTCAACTGACCTGGAATCAGATCGACCTGGGGCGCGGTCAAATATGGCTCGGCAATAAGCCTGGAGGGAAGGCGAGGGCGATCGTCCCCATCAACAAAACTCTGCGCCCCATTTTAGCCGCGGCGAAAGCGATGGCGGTGAAGGATCAGCCCCGGGTGATCGTTTATGGCGGCGAGGCGATTGCCGATATCAAAAAAGCATTCTCGACCGCCGTGAAGAACGCCGGGCTCAAAGATGTGACGCCTCACGATCTACGCCATACCGCCGCCGTGTGGATGGCCGAGGCAGGAACATCGTTCGAGAAAATTGCCCAATACCTCGGTCACTCCGACAGCAAGATCACCGAACGGGTCTATGCTCGTTTTGCCCCCGACCACCTCCGCGATGCGGCAGCGGCATTGGAAATCTAGGGTATGCTCCCCGGTTCAGATGAACCAAATTGCTGTTGGCGTGGTGGGGCAAATATGGAACATTTGGGTAGAAATTACTCGATGTTGGGTACGTTGGTTCGGTAATGCCCCATATATGCGCGCTCTTATGTTTGGTAAGGGTAAGGTCGATGGTTCGATTCCATTCGGCAGCACCATGAAAACCCCTTGGGAAACCAAGGGGTTTTCGCCGTTTTGGAGGCGGCACCACCCCGCCAGCCGGTTGGGCTGCTTGGGCTCCCGCCCAAATCCGCCCGGGGCGAGGACCCGGACCCCCCTTTGTTTTTGAAAAAGGTTTCAGGGGGATGCGGACTCTGCCCGCGCCCACCCCCCGACGGGATCCAGGGCGGGCGGAGCCAGCGAACTCCTCCCTCCCCCGGAAACCCGAGTTGGCGCCATAATCGTCAGGTCATTGGTGTGGCGGTCGCAACTTCGCTATGCTGCCTCGCCTTGGTCGGCGGCGCGGAGGCCGCTCCGGGGGAAACCAACAGAGAGCGGGTCGCCGCCGGATGCGGAACCGGACCAGGATCCTGTTATTGACGTTGGGCACCCTGGCGCTGACCGGGGCTGCGGTCGGTGCTGTCGGCTATTGGTACGCCCTGCCGTCGGTGGTGACGATTGCGGTCGGCCCCGACGACACGCCGGAAAACCGCTTCGCCCGCCGTCTGGCCGATGCCCTGGTGCAGGGCCACGCCTCGATCCGTCTGGCCCTGGACGTGGCCGACAGCCCGGCCCAGGCCACCGCCCGCTTCCTGCGTCACGAGAGTGACCTCGCCATCCTGCGCACCGACGAGCGGCGCATCCCCCCGTCGGTGCGAGCCCTGGCGGTGCTGGAGCACGAGGCGATCCTGGTGATCGGTGCCCGCCGCGCCAATCTGGCCAGTCTGGCCGGGCTGGAAGGGCACAAGGTGGCGGTGATCGGTCGCGATGGCCGCAACGAAGCCTTCATCCGCCGCCTGCTTGAACAGTACAAGATCGATTTCCGCCGCACCGAACTGCACACCGTCGCCCCCGAGCAGCCGCTTGACACCGTGCTGGCGCGCGGGGTCGATCTGGTGGTGATGTTCGAGCCGCTGTCGCGGCTGCAATCCGCCAGCGAATTCGCCTCGTTGAACGAGGTGGGGGCTCCCCAGACGATTTCGGTCCATGCCATCGGCGATGCCCGTGCCCTGGAGCGCAAGGTGCCCGGCCTGTTCGCCGAAACGATCGAGGCCGGCCTGCTGTCCGGCTCGCCCCGCCTGCCCGAGGAGGACATCGAGACCGTCGCCCTCTACCGGGTCCTGGTCGCCCGCGCCAAGATGCCGGTGTCCGACGTGGTTGAATTGATGCGCGCGCTGTTCGAGACCGGCTCCCAGCTTGGCATCGAAAAAAGCTTCGGCACCCGGATCGAACCGCCCGACACCGAAAGCGGCGCCCTGATCCCCAGCCATGAGGGGGCCAGCGATTATCTCGACCGCGACGTCGAGACCTTTTTCGACCGCTATTCCGACCTGATCTATATCGCGATGTCGTTTGGCAGCGTGTTCGGCTCGGCCGCGATCGCGCTGTACGGCACGGTAATCCGCCGTCGCCCGCCCCAGCCCAGTGACTGCTTGCCGCGGCTCGCCGCCCTGCGCGCCCGTGCCCGCGTCGCCGGCTCGGACGAGGAGTGCGAGCGGATCGAGGCGGAGTTCGATGATCTGATCGATGATGTGCTGCGCGGCCTCGCCAATGGCACCCTGTCCGCCCGGGGGCTCGAAGCCTTCCAACTCGCCTGCGAGCAGGTCCGCGCCGCCCTGGCCGCCTCCCGCGCCCGTCTGTCCCGCCATGCGGTGGTTTGAGGGGGGACTCGTCCGCCCGTTGGCGCCAAGGATGGCGAGGAAAGAATATTAATCTACAGATAAAGTGGTTAATGTGCCGGGGCTGCCATTGCGGTCAGCCGCTTTCTCCCACTGCCCCGAATGATGCCATGTCGAAGTCAGACGCCAAGTCAGCCGCCAAGGCGGCCGCCAAATCCGCCAAGAAGGACGCCAAGGCCGCCGCCGTGGTGGCCGAACCCGCCAAGGCCAAACCGGCGGCGAGTTGTTCCGATTGCGCCCAGCTCAATTGTTACCATCATGACCGGCGCTATCCCGATTTTTGCGCCACGCCGGGACTCGATCCGTTGGAGCGGGCGGAACTGGTGGCGGACTATGCCGGGGCCGGCGAGGATGGCCGGCTGGCCCGCGCCGCCGCCGAGGTCGAGGGGCTGTATTATTGCCAGCTCAACCGGGTGGAGGAGACCGTCGCCTTCGCCCGCCGCATCGGCGCGACCCGGATCGGCATTGCCACCTGCATCGGCCTGATCGAGGAAACCCGGGTGCTGGTGAAGATCCTGCGCCTCGCCGGGTTCGAGACCGTCGCCGCCTTGTGCAAGGTCGGCTCGGTCGATAAGACCGAAATCGGCATTCCGGAAGACCTGAAGATTAAATGCGGCGGGTTCGAGGCCTGCTGCAACCCGGTGCTGCAAGCCCGCCTGCTCAATCGTGAAAAGACTCAGCTCAACGTGGTGATGGGCCTGTGCGTCGGTCACGATTCGCTGTTTTTCCGCCATTCCGAGGCCCCGGCCACCACTTTGGTGGTCAAGGATCGGGTGCTCGGCCATAACCCGGTCGCCGGCTTGTACACGGTCGGCTCCTACAGCAAGCGGATGCTCGACGAGGAACGGCTGCGCGGGCTGTAACCCCGGCACCCCCTGCGGGGCTGCCGCCTCCAAACCGCCCCTTTTTTTCTTCATGAAATCAAGGGGGGGGCCGGGGCTTCGCCCCATAGGCGCTAGGATAATGCTTCAAGTAGGTTGACGATCTGTGTCTGGCGCTTTCTCGTGGGTTCGGAAAAGGCGGTTGCAAAGGAGAAGCTTACAGCGTCGTCCTGAATGGAGGATTGCAAACAAGATTCGGTAGAGGGCGATGGCGAAATTCCGCCACAGGCAACAGCGTTCATCCAGGAGTAGAGGGGGGAAGTGCCGGCGCATCGTCCATGTCGCCGGCCATCAACGCCACGAGGAGATTGGCGGCGATCCATGATCTTGCCAACAGCGGGTCATCAGCCGTCAGCCTATCCAT